CACCTATTGTAACTGTGTAGCTTCCTGTTTCATAAGTGAAATCTGTACCTGCTGTAATTGTTTGATTGCCTGATAGATTTGATGCCTGATATACTGTTGTACTACCTCTACTAATAGTTACACTATAACCTGATGCTGATGTACTTAATTCTAATTGAAAGTTTGTTAAGTCCTCAGGTGCAACCTGCATAGATAAATTAGAATTGCCTATTGCTACTTCAGGTAAGTTAGATATATCAGGTGTCCACCCATCAACAAGAGTTGATATACCCACATCTACAAGAGGTTCTACATATCCTGACTTTTTGTGCAACCACATAAATAGATTATTCATGACATCTAAAGATGTGTTTTTAAAAAAATCTGAGCTAAAAGATATACCTGTAAAGTCTGTTTCAATAGCTTCTATAATTTTATTAACTCTTAGTGCATATTTTAACTGATTCCAAACAACGCCATGATGATGTGATGTACCACTACCTGACTCGTACCACAAATTACCTGTTCCTAAACCATGTGCGCCATCTTCATAAAACAATCTTTGAGTATGCGTAATTAAAGGCACTATCATGTGTCTTGTTGATGTAGGCGGCAATCTTAAATATCCTGCGACAGTACCACCACTATAATTTAATGTGTAAGCACTAAGGTCTAAATCTGATAATTTACTTTCGCCTAATATATCTTTGAGTTCTACTGTGTTACCAAAAAAAGTGATTCGATATGCTTTTGGTTTTCTGTTTTGTAAATCTACACCCTCTAACTTTATCTTCCCTTTTTTGAATGGTAAATAATTAAGTTCAATAGTTGCACTCTTGCGAGTTCTCGCATCAAAGCCACCTACAATATCAAAATTATAATAGTGTTTGAATATCTTGTTGTTGGTTTTAGATGCAGGTAGAGTAAACGTCTTTGTAAACTCTGTAAATATCTTATCAATATCCTTGACGTTTTTAATAGACTGAGTGATAGATACGCTTTCGTCTTTAAACATATCCACTCTTTGCCCCTCGATATATAGCTGTATGCTCTGCACTATCTTACGTTGTTTATTTTATCAAATGCGTATTCAAAGTTCAGCGTGTATTGTACGAGCTTATCGTTTACGCTTGTTTTGTATTGTAATGATTGAGTTGTAACATTAACAGGATATACGCTATTTGATCCATCTAACTTTTCTAACCACACTTGTTCGCTTAACATTAACTGTTTTATAACCTCGTTAAACGATTCGTCTATGTATCCTGTGTTAGCTACTATTGTTTCATTACCCATTTTATCAAATGTTCGCTTTTGGTGTTCGTTCACATCATAGGTTAAAGTAGACAGATTGATGTTAGCGGATTTGTATGTTTCAGATTGTGTGCTTAAAGACTCTGTGCTTTTGCGATCTAAGTACATATCTTGCAACGCACCAAACTTATTTACAAACGTAGCTTTAATTGGTGTGTATTTACTGCATTGTAATTCCTCTACTGTAAAGGTTTTGTCAGTACCTGCACCATAATTAACGACAATCTTATTGAACGTGCCTGTTACTACACTACTACTTATGTATTGTATTTTTTGGTTTGTGTTTCCATTATCGGTTATAGTAACTGTATGCCTTAGTGTTGCATCCTGAAAGTATTTAACTGTGTTCGTGTCCTCTGCAAACACAGGCAGGATCACATCCTCGTTCTCGTCTTTGTAGATTATAAGGTTTGATTGTAATGCATCTCTTTGTAGCTCAGGATTGATACTGTCTGTAAAATAACCATAGCCATCTAAAGCGATATAGTCTGTGTTACTTGTACCTACGCTTGACCCTGTACCATCAACACCATCATACATCGTAATATCAGACTCTACCCAAACAGAATAACTTGTATGCGTTCCGTTAAACTCTACTTCTAAATAATCACGCACAAGTTCGCTGATCTCAAACACTACATAGTTATTTGAGTCTATTTCGTTTTTTGTAATGGTGTATTGAGCAGAAGCAGGTTTGTTAGTTGTTAATACACCTGTGTAGATATATAACTGCATAGTAGCAGATGCTAAACTGCCATTACTTGCTTTTACATAAAAGGGACTTCTTACGTTTATCTTTGTAGCCATTATATTAAGTTTTCTAAGTCAATAGCAAATTGTTCTTGTAATTCTTTAGGTAGGTTAGTAAATGCTTTCTCAAAGGGCTTAGTGAAAAACATAGATGGCTTAATACCATAGTTCTTTACGATTGTAGCAAGTGCAAACCCTGTTTGTTTGTAGCTTAAAAATCTACCTTTCTTGTTTCTAAACTGTATTCTCTTTGCAGCTGCCCACTTACCAAATGTACCTGTCTTACTTTCTAACCCTACAAGATTAGAGGATTGCTTGTAACTAAAATTACTTAAAGACTTGCCACCTTTAACACCTTTGACACCTCTGTCTTGAAACATACCATAATCTTCCATCTCAAAGTAAAGTCTAAAACCTTGACTTACTTCCTCTATGGTATATCCAATAGAATCGTACAATGTTTTGTCTACGTTCTTTTTGCCTTTAGTAAGGTTTGTTCGTGCCTGTTGGACTACATACTTACCAAAAGCCCTTAGAGCTGCTTGTGTTTCTTTTAGCTGCATATATTAATATCGTTTTGTATTAATACATCAAACGTACAAGCCCATCCTGCTACTTGATTCTCAAATCTATCATAAAAGGGTTCGCAGGTAGGATCGCCATCTAATTGATATTTGTTTTGATATAGCGTACCCATTCTAAGCACTTGGATAAGTTTGTTTAAAACCACAAGCTGAGTGTTAAGCACATCCTGCTCGTTGTTATTACCTTTAAAGATGTCTGTGGTCGCTTCTTTGCTTTGATCTACAATATCCATAGCCAACACAGAGATATTAAACCTATATATGTTTTCCTCTAATGTTACGTTGTTTACTATAATGTGAGACAAAGGATACATCGTCTGCTTGGCTAAGTCAATGTCTGTTATATCCCCTGTTGTTACTGTGTTGACGTTTATATCGTCTAACAGTTGTTCTTTGATTGTTTTGGTTATTTGGTAAAAACCTATTACACCTTGATTAGCCATTGAATTTACTTTTTATTTGTCTTGCTTCTAACTCTGCTTTGTCTTTCATAAAACTTAGGGCGTATAAACATTGATGGGCATTTAGTTTAGTGATATCTTCAAATCGTCCAATATCCCCCTGAGCGAGTGCGTAAAGTGATTGATACCACCCCCATTTTCGTCCGAAATTAGATGAAGCGCTAAGTTCATCTCCTCGTTCCCCAAATAGTTCAGCATAGCTTTCGATAAGTCCATCCCTAAATTGTAAAAAAAAACAATAGAACCTAAGACTGCACTCATAGGCATATCTTTCATCTTCTCTGCGTTATCTACGCTATAATCCTCTACGTTGTACTTATCGCCATATTGATTCACAATAGGTCTGTATAGAACATTCATAGCCCTGTGCATATTTTCCCAATCGCCTATAAACGTATCTAAGTCTATGTATTCGCCAAAGCTCATATCGTCTAACTTAGGTAAAAACCCATACTGCGTACCTTTCATCTTAAACATAGTTTGCAGCTTGGGTGTGTTGTTTAGCATCTCAGTTAATATCTGCACTATGCTGTTAATATCAGTAGCTCTCATAAGCAGGACGTGATCGCCACGTATCCCACAAAATATCTCTATCATCTTAACAGCTAAAAACTTCTCGTCCTCGTTGTTATCTTGTATCTTTAGATATCTCTGATATTGGTCTAAAGTTATCTCATTAAGTGATTCAGGGATTTCTATATCTACTTTCATAACTTGTTACTTATCTATATAACGTAAAAAAAAATGATTTTAACGAATTGCGTACTGACCTCTGTTTGGGTTTTGCAGTTGATAACCTACTGCATATCTAATTGCATCAATAAGGTGGTTGTAAGCATCGACAGGCGTGTTAGACTTACGCTCTAACCATCTGTAATTATTTAGCTCTTTAATTAGGTTTGTACTATCAGGGCTTACTACTAAGTCGTAGTCTTGTAATAAAGATATCCCATAGGTAACACTACCCTGTCCTTTGATTGATGGCTTTACACTACAACCCTTTGCTTTGAGTTCGTGTATAAGTCTTGGTTCTGCACTATCAACTACTATTAGCCCATTGTTAGCGTGTTTAAGATTGAGTTCTGCTATCTGTGAGGTTGTAAGACGTGGCAGGTAAAAACATTCCTTTAAATAGATTATTTTGTTATCTGTATCTATGTTTGTTTCTACAAGAGTTGAGGGATCGGCAGCAAATCCTACATCTTGACCCCAACAGCTAACACCTTTCTTTTTAAATTCCCCAATAGTCCAATTAGTAAATATCACACCCTCAGCTTTACTCATCCACGAACCTAACATCTGTTGTTTGTATTTCTCAGGTCTGCGCTGTTTCATTTGTTCTATCTGATCTATGTAGCTTTCAGATAGATTGTTTAGGTTATCTAAGTATGTAGTATGAATGTATGTGGTGTTATCCTTACTCGTGTTGCTACCTTCCTGTACCCCTTTATCCTCAAAGAATCGTGTATAGACAAAATGCTCTTTGGTTGTGGGATTGAGTATTAAGATAACTCTGTTTTGATTGCCTTGTTGTCTTACTGATAGATCAATGGTGTCAAACTTCTGCTCGTCTGTTAGTTCCTCTGCTTCATCTACTACCCAAGTCGTTATGCCTGTGAGTGATTTAAGACTTGCTGTCTGATCGCCTGAGCTTGTCTTGATACCTCTAAAGATTATCTTGCTTCCTGATTTTCTATTTATGATTTCATCCTTTGTTACGTGAAAGTCTGCAATACAATCCATCAGTTCTAACTTCTCTATAAACTCAGGGATAATAGAGATACGCGCAGATGTTAATGTGTATCGTGTAAATAGGATTGTATGCCCACGCTCATAGGTAAGTATAACAAGCAAAGCATTTATTGAGAAAGACTTACCTGAACCCCTACCACCTGTAACAACAAAGTATCTACTATCGTCTGTGGATATTGGCAGGTATTTCTTATGTATGTTAATCGACAAACTTAATTAAGTCCTTAAAGTTTATATTTAGCCCCTCTGATGAGTTTATATCCATACTCTCTTTTGGCTTACCATAACGATAGCTAAGATATAGTTGGATTGCTCTCATATCGCCTTTTGCTACGAGTTCCCCTAACTTAGCGAGAGCTGTATCACTATCTATAATCGCATCTAAGCGTTCTACTAATTTAGATTCGTCTGCTTTGGGCTTTCTACCTGCCCCTTGTCTTGCGCCACCATGCATCTTGAAAAAAGTTGATTATTCAATTATATAACGTAATTATTCAGGATTTTGTGTACCCTTTAATTCCTGCACCTCTTTAGCTAATTGATTAACCATTAGATAGAGTTTTGTTGTAGCTCTTTCTATCTGCTCAATCTTTTGTGCTTGAGTCCACTTCTTTTGCTTCATCGTTTCTTATTTTGATCTACGTATGTTGCTCTTTTGTTTGTTCTGTGATATTGATAAGTGTTCTGCCATTCAGGCATAGGGATAAACTTAATATCCTTATCTATTTCAGCTCTTGTCTTTTTTCTATTCATAATCTTTAAATATAAGTTCTACATACCAAAAGGCAAAGTCAATTACCAATGCTCTATATTCGCCATGATAGTTTGTTATGGTAATTCCAAATGCTAAGTGTTGATATATACTACCTGTCCTTATTTTCATCTAATTGTTTTTCGTATAGTGCGCAGTCGCTACATTGAAACACGCATCGTGAGTATGTAAATTCATCGTCAATACATATAAAGTTATTTTTTTCCATCTTCATATCCTTTTAGGTATCCTATAAACCAACAGAAAGCACAGAGTACTGCTGTTGTTAAGAACCCACTAAAGTCCATATATAGTATCATAATCGTTTGTATCTAAGGTCAGGTCTATCTTCATTACTAAAGTGTTCTATCATTCTATCACAGTACTTTATTATCTTAGGGTCATCGGTTGTTGTTTTCCAATGATTGTAATATCGTATCATGTTAATCATTAAAATAGTCTTTGTTGTTGTTTATGTTGTTCTATTCGTTTCATGGCAGCTTCGTAGTAATCTTTATCGAGTTCGCACCCTGTAAGCTCATATCCTAAATTATGACACGCTATTGCTATTGAGCCACTACCTAAATGAGTGTCGAGTATCTTATCGTTTTCTTTTGCGTAATTCATAAGCAACCACTCGTATAGCTTAACAGGTTTTTGTGTTGGATGCAATCTACCCCCTGATTTGTTAGCGTCAGATAAAGCAGCACCTCTCGGCATGGTGAAAATTCTTAATGCCTTATTAAAAGATGTCCAAGCTAATTCGCCATCTGCTAAACTAAAATCCCTTTGCCCTTTATCCCATAATAACCAACACATTTTTGGCGGTAAAAACTCTGTCATGTAATTACCCCCCCATACTATCTGATTTTTAGATACTCTAAACAATTCCTGCCAATACTCTTTTTTTGGTATTGACTCATCCCAATTTGTTTCTTTGTATTTTTTATACCCCCATTTTTCGCCACCCGCGTTTTGTGCCTTATCAGCATTAATCCCATAAGGGGGATCAACAATAGCAAGGTCGAAGTAGTTATCCTCATACCTTGCCATTAAATCCATGCAGTCCTCGTTTGTTATCATTCTACTGAGATTGCGTTTGCATCGTATATAGTCGCTTGTTGGTTTCTCGGTTGTATATTAAAACCTACTAACATAGCTTCTAAGCGTATTTTAACATCGTTTCTACGTTCCTCAGGTACTTGGTCTATAAGTGAGTACAAAGGGTTCTCTATACGCTTTGCAACCACCTCTATCGGTTCGTCCTTTATATTGTAGAATATGTTATACACTTTGTCAAAGTCTGACTTAAAGTCTTTATCGTTTTTGTAGTAATGGGTAAACCTATCTAAGTGATATAGGACAGTTGCGTGGTTTTGCTTAAACACTTCTGATATATGCCTTTTGATCACTTCCTGCTCACGCATTATTCTATAAGCCATCATCCTACCCCTTACTGTTTTGTGCTTACGATTGTTCTCAGTTATATCTATATCTAAGTGTTCTTTGATGATTTTCTCTAATCGTGTCTTGATATCTTTTGTATAAGTCATTTAATCGTGCTTAATTTATTTTTAACAAATTGATTGTAGTATGTAAATACATTATCCTTTGTGGTGTTTAAGTATGGTGGCATAGTTATATTGAGATACAGAGCAAACTTAACCAACTCTTTAAACATCTTATCTACATTGTTTGTTTTGCGAATTACCTTATTAATGATAACTGCTAAAGCACACTTAGTCAACTTATGTGTCATTTTATCCCATTCAAGATGTTTGTTGATCTCTTCTATGTAGGACGATTGCAATAAATAATACAATCTCAATCGTGTTGATGAGTTGCTTTGTATTTTTGCGTTCCCTGTTCTAAAAGAATCGTTTGATGATTGAGTGAATAGCATCCTGATAGATGCGTGTGAAAATACACCATTGACACCCATAGCTTCATCAAGTTGCTTAGGTGTTTCAGGGCTGTTGTATATCTTGTTCCAAACAAACGTATAGAAGTTATCATTATCAAAAGGGTTCACACTTCGCTTAGTTGCGTGAAATCTTATATAATCCTGTATCTGTAATGGCTTTCGTATATTGTTAAGTGATAGAAAAACATCCTCAGGTTTTACCTTTGTATCGTTTGGCACTACAACAGCGTGTATCTCTTGCTCAGGCATCTTCTCAATTACAGAGCTTAACCTTTGGTATCCATCCTCTACTGAGTATAATCCTTTGCGTATTTCGTATAATGTTACTGCTGTTAAAAACCCATTCGCTTTGATTGAGTTGTTTAGATTGCTTATGTGATGTTTCTCTTTCCATCTTTGATGTAGGGGTATTGTTATTTGATTTTTTAAATCCCCTGCTTTGAATGTTCTTATTTCCGTTCTCATGTTATAATGTTCCTGTTAAACAATAATTATCTAAATCTGCGCCATGTATAAAAAAGGTTTCAAAAACTTCTATGGCTTCGTGTGTTTTTCTTTTACCCTCATTGTAAAACTCTTCTGATACATCGTATATCGCTATATCGAGAGTTCCCTTATCCATTACACCAAACTTAAACTCTGTGTAAGGTACGTTAAATAATTCACAATAAATATACACCTGTATATCATATCCATACTTTCTTGCTGAGTAAGGGAATCCCTTTACGTCAGTTGTGGTCTTTAGGTCAACAATTTTGTTTTTACCTAATACATCTGCTTTCGCTCTAAAGGGATAACCACCTATCATACCACAGGTAGGTACTTCAAACTCGCTATTGTCTAATAGTCTTAATGCCTGTTCGTTTCTTAGGAACGCATCAGCTAATCGCTCAGCATCTCGCTTTTCCTTTTGTGTAAATACTTTGCCATGCTCTGCTAATGCTTCCTTATACTTCTTTGTGTTCTTGCTTTGCACATCTACAAATATCTGATCGTTAAAAACTGAGGGTTCGAGGATGGCGGTATGGAAGAGCCACCCATCTCTTAACGGCTGTGATTCAGGCGAACCATAGTCTGTTACAAACTTATACTTCTTTGGGCTTGTTGATAGCATCTTGATTGATGATGAGCTTAATGCTGCCTTAGCCATATACCCATAATAAAACTCATCTTCTCTTAATAAATCTATGAGGGTGTCTTTCTTAAAGCGTTCCCCATTTAGTAGTGTGATCTCGCTCATCTTAGGTCTGCTTCAAAACAAGTTCCACTACAATACAATTCGCTCTCTTCTATGGGTGTGCCACACATTGAGCATTGATTAGACTCTTCATTGTAATAGAGCCATTTACTATAATCCATATTTATTCTCTTTTAAATTCTCTAACTCTTTCTCTACTCGTCTTGCACGTTCCACAGCTCTAATAACTGATTGACGTTCCTCTCGTAAGATACGCTTAAAGCTATATCGTTCTAACTCTAATTGATTAATATAAAACACGAGTCGTAAGGTTGCTTCTGATACCTTTTGCAGTTCCTCATTGTCTGACTTCTTTTGCCACTTGCTGATCGCTTCTAAAATCTCAGCAGAGTCTATCATATATTGCAACTGACCAAAATCCATATCAAGCATATAATCATTCCTGCAAATCCTATCTGTGCGTAGTCTATCTTCATAGCCCTAAAAACTTTTTGGCTTTAGACCACCACACATTTTGAGTGTAGTATAAGTTAAACTCTGTCTGAGTCATTACTTCTATCGTTTTGCCTTTGTTGACTACGTATAATCCTGTGGGTGTTATTTTAAAAACCATGCTCTTAGAATATAAGTTAATAGCAAGATATCTAAAATCGCAATCCAAAAGCATAGAGTTATCAATGCGATGTACATTGTACTCTCAATGCTATTTAAGTAATTGATAAATTTTCTCATATAATTGTTTTAATGTTATACAAATATAATAAAAAAATGTTAATAAACAAATTTCTATTTTTTCCTATACTGAACAGCACACACAGCGAGTCTTTGGTCTGTGTTAGGATACTCTTTAATCATTGTAGGATTACCCATACAACGAGCCATAAAGTCCTTTCTGTCCTCTCTTAGTTTTGGCGTTGGTAATGGCATAACTATATATTTAAATGCATTATTGTATTAATCTTGTTGATCGTTTCCTGCTTATCTACTATACCATTATCATCGTAGTAAACATAAACGTAGGGGGCATACTTACGTGCGTAGTTATCGTTCTTTTCTTTGTGGTTT